TGCGGCTCTTTGGCTCTAGTTAATGTTGCTAATAATTATAATTCAAATCTATAAAACGCACACTAATTACTATTAGCTACTAATATTTTAGTTTTCATCATGAAAAATATTATATTCTCTATCTACAAATTTTATTAATCTATTTACAGCCATAATATAATCTCGAGTATATGCTACTATTCTTGCATATAATTCTTCATTTTCTTCAGCCTTATCCATGAGAGCACGGTTAAGCCGCATCTCGGCATTTCTAAGATCTACATATACTCTATGAGGAATAACACTTTTTAATGACTTTTCTCGTTCTCTCACTGATTGATTCAATATTTCCTCTACATAATCAACCGGAAGTATTTTCTCCGGGTTTCTTAACAGCATTTGTTGAGAACGTAATAAATCAAGCATTTCTTCTAAAATTGCTGTGTTTGTATCTTTCCTTCCTTTTTTTGGTTCTTCTTCACCTTCTGAAACCTTTATAGATTCAAATGCGGCTTCCATCTGAGGCCAAAATGCTTCATACATTTTTTCTAATCTAGCTTCATCCAATCCACTCTCACCAAGAGATGCATTTATAGATTTGAATAATTTATAAACGTCATTCTTTTCTACCACTGTCATTTGAAATTGTAATATAGGACTATTTGTTATATCTGAAGTTTTTAATCTGAAAAGTAAGGGACACACCTTTGCTTTGTCGATAGCCTTAGACAAAGCACCCGCTTCAAAATTAAGCCACTGCGATTGAAGATTGTCCCTCGTCACACATAAAATTCCAAAAGATGCCTCTTCTAACTCCTTTGCTATGTCAGTACTCCATCTTGCTCCCTTATCAATATCTTCAGACGAAAAATAAGGCTCGACATCTTGGATTATACAAGGTATCCATTCTTTCAAGATCTTTGCAACTTCAAAACTTGTTTCTCCAGACCAGCTAATAAATACCTTCATATTGTTTTCTCCTTTGTAGCTTTTTTCTCTATAAATAGTATACACCTCTTTCTTGTATCGTTCAATTTATTTTATTACATATGATATTAAAATATCTTTGTCAAATTTAATTTTTATTATTCAATTTTTACATAGTAGCCACTCTCAACCTAAAAATAGATTTTATGCACTCCTGATCCTCTGCTACATAATGTTGGCCCGCTGTGCTCCTATCCTTGTGTCCCAGGTAGTGACCAGCATCCCATATAGTTCCGCCACGCTTACAGATATTGGTGGCCGTGGTCTTCCGGAAGAGATGGGGATATACCCGGCGCTCAACCTCCGCTCTGCTCGCGATGCTCTTAAGTGCACTACGGATCCCGGCATCCGACAGGCGGTTATACTTCCCATGCGCACACCTCTCGGATACGAACAAAGGATCTCGACTGTTAATACTGCAGCCACGCTCCTGGATATATTCCCCGAGGTACTTAAGTGCAATATCATCAAGGTATACGGTCCGATAGGTACGGGTCTTTTGTCCATACACTGATACGGATCCGGCACGCCAGTCTATGTCATTCACGTTGAGCCGTTCCATCTCGCCCACTCTGATGGCAGTGCTCCGCAGCAGTTCCATCATGGCGCGGTCGCGCTTGCGGGTACATCCGGTTTTAAGCTCCTCATACTCCTGCGCTTCCATGTGATCTACCGGTTTCTGAATCTCCGGGTAAATTTCCACACTCTCCACGGGGTTTTCCGTAACTATCTTAGATTTTCTCATCCATGTAAAAAATGCACTGAGGTGCCGCCGCTGATTATTCAGAGATGTGTTGCTGTTACAGCTTTTAATGCTATTAAGCCAGCCATCTACATCCATGCTGGTAATCCGGGTGAGCGGTTTCTGGCAGTAATCCGTCAGCCGTCGTACCGCGTCCATATACTGCCTGACAGTCTTGTCTGACAGCTTTGGCGCCTTTTTGAGCATAAAGAGATCCATAATATACTCATTAGTATTATCCACAGTAGCAAGCTCTGTTTCCGGCGCATCCACCTCTACCTTTGTCAGCTCATCCGTCAGTACCACTCCAAGCAGATCCAGCTCCTGGCTGTCCAGATGATAGCGCATTTTCAGCATGATATTGTTCTTCAGTTCCTCTTTTTTGTCCATCATATCCGTAACCCTCCACAAATTCCTTGCCTGGGGATCACCGGTGTGGTATAATACTCCCAGACGTGAGAGCGGTACAACTTACTTTGGTCGGTGGGTGTACCGCTGTTTTTATGTAACAGACCATTGACAAATACTTGCAGCAATGGTATTATTTGTTTGAATAGAACAAATGTTCTGTGTTCGTGGATTCGTCCCGGTGCAGGACATTTTGTTTTATCAAGGATTTAATTTCACTCGCTTGTAAATATAATCACCCAGATAAATGATGCCATCGTAAAAATCTTTTGAATGCTTAGTTAAATCAATCTTGACTCTTTCATCTGAGAAAAATTCTGACATTAATCCGCATAACTTTGCCTGTTCAGAAGCCCTACCAGCAAAGAAAGCTGCAGATGTCAATAAAAGTATTCCTATGATTCCTCCCATTATCTTCTCCTTTACTTTTTGTCCGTCAAATCTCTACCGCACAGCGGGCAGTTTTTTATTTTTATCGCTCCCATCGGCTCTTTTTCGCTGTTGCAGAAAAGCATATAATTCTCCGCTCCTAGCCTAATAATCCCATGTTTGCAACTTACATTTATATATTTCTCGCAAAAATCACACATTTCGAATCTCCTTTACTAAATTTCAGTTTACAACATTACCAGTTCACCCTTGTTGATAAGCGTACTTGCAATGCTTCTTGTTACATGCGTCATAATTTCAGCTTGTGAATGATTTTCTGCAGCATACTTTCTAACAGAATCCAAATCATAAGAAAACCCTGCATCGTCAAGGTACTGTCTGATAAACCGCTCATTGTCTTCCGCTGAAAGCCTATGTAACTCATGCTTTTCTGTAAATCTACGCTTCACTGCGGTATCAACATCATCCATAAGGTTTGTTGCGGCAATAATTACGTGGTCATTCGTAACGGAATCTAATAGCTGTAATAAACATGTAGTGCTTCTGGAAACTTCTGCGCTTGCACCGCCACCACCATATTCCCTCTTTACTGCCAAGCTGTCGATTTCATCCAACATTACAACGCATTGATGCTGGTTTATGAAATTAAACAGATTCGTAAGATTTTTTGCAGTTCCACCAAGATAACTATCAAGCATTCTTGAAAAATTCACATATAAATACGGCATTTCAAGTTTATATGCTACATACCTGGAAAAAGCCGTCTTCCCGACTCCGCTCTCGCCATAGAGCAATGTTGCATTCAGATACGGGATCTGTTTCTCCATAAGCTGTAAACTCACATCATTCATGTTCTTGATCAGTTCGAATAATTCCTTTTCTTCATTGGTCAGATAATATCTGCTTTCTAAGTATGTATTTGTCAGATCTTCCATCGTTGCAAAACTGGAAACATTTGCTGGTAGATCCATAAGATTCATTCCACCAGATCGTAATAGACTTTGATATTTTGTGACTGCAAAGTGATTCTTCTGAGTTGTATCTTCCGCACAACAGCAAAGAGCTGCATCTTTGGCTTTTTGTATATTGTTTTCAGCCACATATCGCACTAAGGCAAGTTGATTTCTTGTCATTCCCATTTCATATTTCCTCCGGCAAATCCTAATATGTTCCGTTTCTTCTTAAAATCTTTAACATATCCTCTATTCCTTGCTGATATCCATTGTAAAAATTCTGTGCTTTTTGAACTTCGGCATTACACTTAATGCTTGCATTATGTTCCAGTTCATTCGCTTTCCGTTCAATTTCTTCATACTCTTTTTTATCCATCTACTTTTCCTCCACTAAATCCTAATATTTCAGTTTACTTCATGAAGAGCAACCACCTTGTCTTACCTCTCTGATCTCCCAACAAAGGTTTCGCTCCGAATACTTTCAGTACTTCCGACAATGCAATCTGATCCTCATTCCATTTGAATACAAGCAGTCCATACGGTTCAAGTACCCTCATGCACTCATCAAATCCGGTTTTCAGGTACGTTGGCCAATCTGCCGGAAGCACTCCGTATTTCTGCCGGAGCCATGAGCCCGTACCGGCATGGATAAGATGCGGAGGATCAAATACCACGATCTTAAAACTGTTATCAGTGTACGGCATATCTCGGAAATCCATATGCACATCCGGCTTTACCAGAAGAGATCTACCGTCACACAAGGTTGTTTCTACCTCCCGGTTGTCTGCAAATATGACATCCGGGTTCTGGCGGTCAAACCAAAACATCCTGCTACCGCAACAGGCATCCAGTATTTTTTTCATATTTTGTCTCTCTTTCATTTTTCATAACTAACAGATAAACCATATTTTCCTTTGTTTGCGGCATTCACAACACCAATATTCATGATATGCTAATCCGATTCTAAATCTTGTGTTATGAAACAAAACAAATCGCTCTGCCATACACACAGATTCAGGGTGATGTATTTTCAAACATCTTCTTTTTGTCATTTTTATTTCTCCACTAAATCCTAAGACTTTAAGACCAAAGTTCCATTATTCCTTTCGACAGTATCCATTAAATGCATTGCTGCGTTTAGTGACTCCTTCTCTGCCAGAGATAATTCATCTGCAAACTTATCAAATATGCAGGAAAGATTATTTATATGCTCCCGTGTTTCCGCATTATATATTTTCATCCTATTCCTCCACTAAATCCTAAGAGCATTACCGCAAAATCTACAGTACTTTGCCAATATCACACACTTGGAACCGCCTGTATAATGGCTTTCCACATATTTGTGTACTACTGCTCCGCAATATTTACACGTTATTCTTGCCATAACAGCGTAGCTGTCATTTATTTCTTTCTGTTCATCGTGTGACCACATGATACAGTAACCCTGCATCAGTCCATATTCCGGTACATCCCGGAGCACATACCGGATCCTGCGTACTTCTGTCCGGCCAGTGTATTCTCCGTTTTCCCACTCCATTAAGATCAGGACATCTCCCGGCTGTACATCATCTTCATCTTTTCGCAGCTCAAAGTTCTTCTTTTCCTCCCGGACTGCCTGAAAGTACTGTGGCAGGATTTTCTTTTCTATTGTTTTCATTTTTCTTTTTGCCTTTCTTATAATTGTCAGGGTTGTAATCTGGATTGAATAAGCTAAGTTTTTTAGTGAGATTTTCTCTCTTCTGGTCCTGTCCGTATGTAGCTCTCATGTCTTCCACTTCTGCTCCCTGATGCTCTATTCCCATTGTTAATAAGTCGCCGTAAGAAAAGCACCTTGTAAATCCAGTCTTGCGGTCTCGTGTCTTGATCGTGCGCGGATAAACCGCTATCACCTCATATTCCCTGGTCTCACTGATAAATCGGTGTTGTCCCCGTCCGCGGGTCTCCAGCGGCTCCTCGATGGACTTGTGCTTTGTCTTAATTATGTCGCCTATATGTATATTATGGATTCGCGGCGCAGGATCCGGCAGAAGATTGCCGTCCCAGTCCTTATACTCCTGCATTGTTGTCTCCTTCCTGGACGGCTGCTGCCTCTTGGTATCAGCGGCCGCCCCGTGGCTTCGTTTACAGTGTCTATTGTGATTCACTTTATCCAAAAGGCTTATA